CAGCTTTAGACATAAAACACTTTGACATATCAAGCGCAACAAACGGAACAAGATTTCTACAAAACGCAAACAACGCTTTAACCACCACAGCCTATGACGAACTACTAGACGCATGGGCAGCGCAGGAAGTACAGCCTAACGTGCCGTGGCATTTTGGCAATGCTCAATATACTGTAGAGACTATTGCAGACTGGTACAGCCCAAGGGATGCTTCATCTTTATCAATTATTAATAATAAACTTGTTAGTATTGCAGATAGTACAGCTGTATTTGGAGCAGGACAGCAGGTTGATAACTTGATTGTTGGTAATGTTTACAAGATGAAAGCAAGATCAACTTGTAATAATGCAGCAGCTACTATGTTTTTAAGTGTAAGTGTTGACGCAACATTAAGCCCTAGCGTTATATTTACACAAGGTACAAGCACAGCTTTAATTGATAATTTATTCACAGCAACAGCAACAACGATGTATTTCGGTGTAGTTGTCTCAGACCATGCAGCTAACGACACAGTGACAATTGATGCAGGCATAACAGTTAAAGAAATCACAAACTACACAGAAGCGAACGCAGCTAGTGAGATTGAATACTCACAAGAGAATGTGTTTGGGAGTGAGTTAGTTGTTAATGGTAATTTTGCTACGGATTTAAGCGGGTGGAATACAAACAACGCTATATGGTATTCTGGCAGGGTTTATCTTGATGCTGTACCAACAAGCTCGGCTTACATAGTACAAACAATAACTGATATTAATAAAGCTTATTTAATAAGTGCTAATTTAGAAGTAGTACAGGGAATTGCTAAAATACAACTTGGATCAGGCGATGGTTCTGCTCAACCCTATCCAGTAGGAGTACATAAAATTGCACTTACAGTATGGGGGAGTGATTTAGGTACTGACGGAAAAGTTTATTTTGCTAGGGATAACTCTATTGCACAATTTTATGTAGACAACGTAAGCGTAAAAGAAATAACAAACGCAGTTGAATACAAAAACATCCCGCAATCAGCCCGTGAGCTTTACAGCTTAGAAGATGATACGTGGGTGGGTAGTGATGAGTTAGTTGTGAATGGTGATTTCGCTGCTGATTTAAGCGGTTGGAATAATCTATGGGGTACTCCCACATTAGAACAAGGAGGTCTATTTAATTCTAAATACGTGCGTTTAGATCAGGGTGACGTACTCCAACAATCATCCTCTTTATTCGATATAAAGGTTGGAGATACTTACAGGTATCAAGCTCTGCACAGGGGGGATGGTGGTTCTATTGCTGTAGGTGGTGCGAATAACCAAGATTTACCTGTCAATATAGGCTCACCTACTCGAATAGAACTTACATTTACGGCTACTTATGATAATGGTTTGTATTTAGTTGGTGGTGGGGCTCCCAATACATATTTTGAACAAGATAATATAAGCGTTAAAAAAATAATCGAGGTAGCATCGTGAGTTATTTATATACAGTAATGCAAACAGATGTGAGCGAGTTTCTTGGAAGTGGTGCAAGCTATGCAGATAATAAGCTATTGTTAAAAGGCCTGACATCAAACGAGGCTAACGCTTATCTGGGCGAAGTGTATCGAGTTGATGAATTAGGCTTTAACCCTGATAATGATGAAGAGTTAACAGGTTTATCAACTGCCGAATTAACACAGATAGCAGATGATTTAACTATTGAGATTGAAAGCGAAGAAGAATTCCACATTGGTACTTTAACAGTATTTAGCAAGCAACAAGGTCAATGGTTATATAAAAATCATAGTTCCTTTAAACCACTAACAGAAAAATTAATTTAACGCAACGGGAATAATTATGACAACTTTAACAAACAATGAAACAAAAACAATATCGCAAGGCGTTTATGCGTTTAGTGTTACCGGTCCATTAACGCTACAATGGTTTCAGGTAAGTGGCTTTGTTTCTTTAGTGGATGGTGTTTTTACAGCGCGCACTGACGGTATTATTGAGTTACCGGGAACAGCATTGAAAGTAATAAATGCCGGGGCTAATAGTATAACACTAACAAAAGTACGCTAATAAATAAATAATCGAATAACCACAAGGACTCGATAATGATGACTGCAAAAAAAATTGGAAAGCCACTGGCATTTGAAACAGCAGAGAAGCTAAGTGAGGCAATTGATAATTACTTTGAAAGTGATGCTTATATTCCCGACAAAGAGGGTAAGCCAGAATACTTGCCTACAATGTCGGGCCTTGCATTATCAATCGGTGTAGATAGAAGGACAATTGTTAATTATTCAAACCGGGAGGATTATTTTCCCACCATAAAAAGAGCGCGAGCAAAAATAGAGGCTTTTGTTGAGGCTAGATTGTATGGTAACAATGTTACCGGCTGCATATTTAACTTAAAAAACAATTTTGACTGGAAAGATAAAAGCGAAGTTGCACAGACAAATATAGAAATAACGCACGAGCAGTGGTTAGAGTCACTTGAATGATCAACGGCAGCGATTAAAAGATGATTTTGAGTTTTATTCTCGAAATTGTTTAAATATACGCACCAAGCACAAGGGGTTGCAGCCTTTTGTGCTTAATGATGCTCAGAAATACATCCACAAGCGACTTGAAGATCAGATAATTGATACGGGCAAGGTTAGGGCGATTATATTAAAAGGTCGGCAACAAGGGGCTAGCACATACGTTGGTGGTCGATTTATACATAAGACAACTCATAATAAAGGGGTGAGAGCTTTTATACTTACTCACGATGGTGAATCTACTAACGCATTATTTGAGATGACCGAGCGTTACTATCAAAACCTACCTAAATTTGTCAAGCCATCAGTAAGTGCTGCTAACGCTAAAGAGTTATCTTTTGGTGTTATTGATTCCGGCTATAAAATTGGGACAGCAGGAAACAAGGCTGTAGGTCGTGGCCAAACAATTCAATATTTTCATGGTTCAGAAGTGGCGTTTTGGCTTAATGCTAGCGAACATACAAAAGGTATTATGCAAGCAGTTCCTGACGCGCCGGGTACTGAGGTGATATGGGAAAGTACAGCAAACGGAGTTGGTAATTTTTTTCATGAGCAATGGAAGTTGGCAGAAAAAGGGTTATCTGAATTTCAAGCTATTTTTGTGCCGTGGTTTTGGCAGTCAGAATATAAAAAAGAATTGCCGGACGAGTTCAAAACTACACCTGATGAAGATGTTTTATCTAAGCAGTATGATTTAACTAATCAGCAATTGTTTTGGCGAAGAATGAAAGTGTCTGAGTTAACGACTGATGGTGTTGATGGTGACAAGGCATTTAAGCAGGAATACCCGATGAATGCTGCTGAAGCTTTTCAAGTGTCGGGCGGTGATGGTTTAATTTCTTCAGATCACTGTATGAAAGCCAGAAAAGAATTTGTATCTGGTAGTGGTCCTTATGTCGTTGGTGTTGACCCTAGTCGTGGTGGTGATAGATTTGCTATTGTTCGTAGGCATGGTCGCAGGATGTTTGGCATGGAGTCTTATATCGGCGAGCAATGTAATTCATTGGGTAAAAATGTTGCTATATGTAAAAAGATATTGGACACAGTTTGCCCAGTAGCAAAGAAAGTGCCAGACATGATGTTTATTGATTACGGCGCTGGTGCTGACATAGTTGATAGGCTTTATGAGTTGGGTTATAAAAAACAAGTAAAGTCAGTTCATTTTGGATCTACACCATTGAACCCTGAAAAATACACAAACAAAAGAAATGAGATATGGCAGGAGCTAGCCACTTGGTTAGTTGATGAGTCATTGCCCGTCACGATACCTGACGATGATGAATTACAAGCTGATCTATGTGCTAGTCCTTTTAGTTATGACAACAAAGATAGAAAGGTGTTGTGGCGCAAAGATAGAATAAAACAGAAATACGGCTTTAGTCCTGATTATGGAGATGCTGCTGCTTTAACATTTGCAGAGCCAGTTAGGAATGACAGGAAAAAGAAAGCATTAAATTATAATAAAAGCTATATTATTTAGGGTTATAAGTTGCTGATGGACTACGGCCAGTAGTGTTACCAAATGATCTTGGTGCAGATAGCATTCTGTAAGCTACTTGGTCGCATTCTTTGCAAACAATAGTGCCTTCATTGCCTTTGATTAATCTTTCTGTTATGTGGTTATCTAAACATTTAAAGCTACGTAACATTTTCATTTATTTATACCAAAGTTGACTAATTGGCTTAACACTAACTCATACGGTATAATATGTAAAACAATCCTTTTAACTACGAGTGATTTTGATGCCAACTAAAATGACGGAAAATGAACTATTGAGTTTAGTTGGTGAGGCAGAACGCCAAGCCGCTATATTCAGTGGTGATCTAATGAAAGAAAACACCAAATACCTAGAAGCTTATCTGGGTGATAAGACCGGTGATTTTGAAGCAATACCCAATCAATCAAGTGTAGTTTCAACTGATATCGCTGATGTTGTTGAGGCTGACATGCCTAGTCTGGCCAGAGTATTCCTTGGGTCCGGCAATATAATGTCTTTCACACCAAGCACTGAAAACAAGGCTGAGGTTGCTGAAGCTGACGAAAAAACAAAATACGTTAACTGGATAATCCGCTCGCAACCCGGAAGTTTTCAGCTTATTCATAATTGGCTTAAAGACGCTGAAATTCAAAAGAATGGTGTTGTTAAGTATTTCATGGAGGAACAAAAAGAAGTTGAAATGGTAGAGTATGAAGGTGTTGACTTAGATGAGCTGGTAGCCATTCAAGAGAGCTTACTTGGTTCGTCTATTGACAAGATTAAAGTTGATATTACTGAGCAAGAGGAGAATATAGAAGCACAGACTTTTAACATCAAATTTCGCGTAACAACTGAAAAAAATAAAGTTAGTATAATTAATATACCACCTGAGTCATTCCTTATGACCCGTAACGCTAGCAGTATTGAAGATGCTGAAATGGTTGGTGACAGGGTTAGAAAAACTCGTAGTGAGTTACTATCTGATGGCTTTGATAAAGATCTGATAAGTAGGCTGCCCACTGTAAATGATAGAGCTGTTCAGGAGTCTAATATTGCCTCTGTTCGCAACCAAGATCAGGGTGGTTCAGTAGCAGAAAGCACGATATCTGAGTGGGCTAGTGAGTTCGTTGAGATATCTGACTTATACATAAAGATTGATTTTGACGGAGATGGTATTGCAGAGCGTAGGCATATCATGATAAGTGGTAATGAAGTATTGGTTAATGAGTATTTTAACCATGTTCCTTACGCGTCTTTGTCGGCTATATTGATGCCACATAAAGCAATTGGGCGCAGTAGAGCTGAAATAACATACCAAACGCAACTGCAAAAAACAGCAATAATACGCGGTATGAATGACAATATGTACATGGTAAATAACCCAAGGCACATTGTTCATGGTGATGTTGATCTTGATGATATGTTAACAGTAAGGACAAATGGCGTAGTAAGGTTAGACGATGATTCAAAAATACTACCACAGCAAGCTGTTTTTCCCTTGCAAGTGCCGTACATCGGCCAGCAATCATTGCAGGTTTTACAATATAACGATCAAGCAAGGGCGCAAACTTCAGGAACATTATTGGCAAGTCAAGGGTTGAATGCTGATTCAATCACAGATGAAACAGCAACACGATTTAATGGCGTTCAGGAGGCCGGTACAGCCAAGGTAGAGCTAATGTGTCGTAACTATGCCGAAACAGGATTTAGAAAGCTATATGAGGGTATTGCTTGGCTTGTGTCGCGATATCAAGACAGTGCAACAGAGTTTCGTGTGTTAGGTAAGGCTTTAACGGTCAACCCTAAAGGGTGGAAGTATAACCATTACGTTGAAACCAGTGTTGGCTTAGGCGCAGGAGATAATGAGACATTAATCGAGGCAAGGCAGGGGATTTATACTTTACAGCAGCAACTTAAGGCGCAGGGTTCCATGTTGGTTGATGATGTAGGTATCTATAAAAACTTAATAGGATTAATGGATGGTGTTGGTTTGCGTCAATCAGAGGGTTTGCTTAATAATCCTGAAGAGGATGCTGAGCTAGTTATGGCTCATAATGAACAATTAAATAAGATGGTGTTAGAGTTACAAGAGCAATTACAGCAAGTGCAAAACCCACTGGCTGAAGCTGAGCAGATCAAGCAAGAGGCATTTTTAGTTAAAGCACAAAGCGATGCACAAATCAAAGTAGCACAGTTACAGTCTAATAATGAACAATTTCAAGCTAAACTAATAGCTGACAGCAAGAAAGCCAGTGAAGATTTAGCACTTAAGTTAACCGAGCTAGAGCTTAAAGCAGGCCAAGACTTAAACGGTGCTATGCAAGATAACATGCTAGTATTTGACCCAGCTACCGGAGATTTTATTTAATGCAGCTAGTAAATGTTAAGGGTTACGGTGTTGTCCCTTTTTCGGATGATATAAGTGTTGATGAAATTCGTGCCACTTTGCGGAGAAGATATACAGATCTAGCTGATAACGATTTATTGCAAGGTGCTTCAGAATATGGAGCGCCAACAGGTAATGTAGCAGCTCCTTATAATCCAAGCTTAATGGAAAGGACAGCTCAGGGTGTAGGTGGGGCATTGTATGACTCAGGCATTATATCTAATAGGGCAGGCGCACAACAGATAGGTAAGAATGTAACGTCTATTGGTGAACTGTTACCGGGTATCGGTGATGTAGCAGCGGTTGATGATACTATCAGAGCTTATGACAAAGGCAACTATGGTGAGGCTGCTTTAAATGCTGTTGGTGTTGTGCCATTACTAGGCGATGCTGCTATATTTGCTGGTGTTCTAGCTAAGAATGCTGACCTAGGTGCATTACGTAAGGCTAAGTTGTTAGAAGATACAGGCGCAGACCGTAACAGGATATGGAAAGAAACAGGTTGGGTTAATGATAATGGTGACTGGAAATTTGAGATAGATGATAGTGCTAGTAAGGGTAATCCATATAGAGAATACTCAACAGTAAAGGGCTACTTAAAACACGATGAATTATATAATCAATACCCAGACGTAGGTGATATACACACTAGAGTTGATGATGAGT